AAAGATTCCTGGTATTAACTTTAACAACAAACGTGTTCAAATCATTGCTTCTTTTGAGGAGGTGATGAGACACGGATTTAGAATCTATAGTAGTCGTTTGTATAACGAGATGAATACTTTTGTTTATATCAACGGTAGACCTGACCACCAAAAAGGTCACCACGATGACTTAATCATGTCAATTGCCATGGCAACTTATGTTGCCGAATCATCGTTCGCAAACTTAACCAAAGTTACCGAACACACAAAAGCTATGATTGAGTCTTGGTCGGTTAATTCAAATACACAATCACATGAAGCTATTAGTTTTAATCCTGTAATACCACACGCTCAAGAAAGGATTCGTCAATATGGGGGTCAAAATATCAGTAGAGAAGATTACCAAAGATACGGTTGGTTATTTGGTGTTAGATAATATTTATAAATAAAATTAAGATGGGACTAGTACAACGTAAAAAATCAGGAAACAAATTTAATGGTTCAAAATTAAATGTTGAGGGTAAGGGTATTAGTACCGTTAAACCTGGCGGTAACAATATAATAAACAGACAAAGAGGTAGTGATAATACAGGTGAAGTCAATAGACCAACCAACTCTTAACTATTTAATTATTGATATTTAGAATTAGATTTACTACATGGAAAATAATAATAAACAATATACTGTTTGGCAGAGGTTAACACAAGCCTTTGGTCCTAATGCGTTATTAAATCAGGACTACCCAACTTATAAATTAGATAAGAAAGAATTACTTAGAACCACGTCTAAGCAAGAGTATGAGATGGAGAAACTCCAAGCTCAACAAACTTATTACTTAGCGAACAACTGGACTAAGATTGAAAGTAATTTATATACACAAGCCGTTTATTATGAACCAACTCGTTTGGCATCATTTTATGACTATGAATCTATGGAATATACCCCTGAGATATCTGCGGCGTTAGATATCTACGGTGAAGAATCCACAACTGCTGACCAAAATGGTTACATGTTACAGATTTATTCTGAATCAAAACGAATCAAATCAATTCTTGTTGATTTATTTAACAACGTATTAGATATTAACACCAACTTACCTATGTGGACAAGAAACACTTGTAAGTATGGTGATAACTTTGTTTACTTGAAACTCGACGCTGAGAAAGGTGTTGTAGGTTCAATGCAATTACCAAACATAGAGATTGAACGTCTTGAAAGAGGTATGGCCGCTAAGTCAGCGAATGTTGACGAACCGAAAGAAAACAAAGGTCTACGTTTTAAATGGAAAGCCAAGGATATGGAATTTAATTCTTGGGAAATTGCTCACTTTAGATTGTTAGGTGATGATAGAAAACTTCCTTATGGTACGTCTATGTTAGAAAAGGCAAGACGTATTTGGAAACAACTTTTATTATCTGAAGACGCGATGTTGATTTATAGAACATCAAGAGCACCTGAAAGAAGGGTTTTCAAGGTGTATGTTGGAAACATGGACGACAAAGATGTTGAACCATATGTACAACGTGTTGCTAACAAATTTAAAAGAGACCAAGTGGTTGACTCAAAGACCGGTAATGTCGATATGAGATTTAACCAAATGGCTGTTGACCAAGATTATTTTATCCCTGTTAGAGACCCTGCAGCACCAAGTCCGATTGACACATTACCAGGTGCACAGAACCTAGCGGAGATTGCCGACATCGAATACATCCAAAAGAAATTATTAACAGCTCTTCGTGTCCCTAAGGCGTTCTTAGGTTTTGAAGAAGTTGTTGGTGATGGTAAGAACTTATCCCTTATGGATATTCGATTTGCGAGAACAATTAATAGAATCCAAAAATCGATGATTGCCGAGTTAAACAAAATCGCAATCATTCACCTATTCTTATTAGGTTTTGAGGATGAGTTATCAAACTTTACATTAGCTTTAACAAACCCATCTACACAGGCGGATTTATTAAAGATTGATGTATGGAAAGAAAAATTATTAGCTTATAAAGATGCTGTTACCGCAATCGAAGGTATTGCACCTGTATCTGTAACATGGGCTAAAAAACATATTTTAGGTTTCTCTGATGAAGAGATTAAACTTGACCTACAACAACAACGTATTGAGAAAGCCGTTGGTGCTGAATTAACTAACACTGCAACAATCATTTCTCATACAGGTGTATTTGACAACATTGACAAACTTTACGGTTCTAAATCAGGTTCTACTGAGAACGCAGGAGGAGCCGGAGCACCACCACCTCCAGGTGGAGACATGGGGGGTGACTTAGGGGGTGACTTAGGGGGTGGAGCACCACCGCCGCCACCACCATCAGAAGGTGGAGGTCCTGAATTAGCTCCTGAATCAACAGAACGAGATAACTTAAATATTTTATTAGAATCTGACGGTTTATTTGAGGAAGATTCCTTTATTGATTTATCTAAAGCAAGAAATTCTTTAGGTATTATGGAACAACAATTAAGTAAACTTCTAAAAGATTGATATTTATTATAAAAACACGATGATGAACTTTGGAATTATTAAATCAAGAATAGAACACACTCTTTTAGAATCTTACAAAAAAGGTACTTTTAAAGAGGATATGAAGAACTTTAAAAAATTAGTTTTAGAGAATAAAAACATCTCTAAATTATATTACCTATACGATGATTTATCATCAAACAAAGGACTTCATTCAGAGATAGTTAATGATTACATTAATGAAAGTGTTACCATTTACGAAAACACTTTAAATAAAGTTACAGGTAACGATATTAATAAAATTCTTGGTTGGGTAGGTTCCCCAAAAATTGATAACAGCTACGAAGTTATTGATAATTTGTTCAGTACAAATATCTTAACAATCGAGAACAGAATCCAAAGTAAAAAAATCATTTCTGAAACATTAAAGAAAAAACCTAACGTAGTTAAGGAGTCAGTAAACATTCCTTTAAGTACTATGGTTAATGTTGCAAACAAAACAATTTCTAATTACATAGATTCATTAAACGAATCTGAAAAAGCTGAACTTACTAAATTATTATCTGAAAGTGATGATAAATTAGAGAGTGAGTTTAATGTTGTTAAAGAAAGTGTTATTGGTAAATTAACAGAAATGAAAAATTCTGAATCTGACAAATCAACTCAATCAAGAATTGAGGAGACTTTAAATAAGGTAATTTCGGAAAAGTACGACAAATTATCGTACTTCAAATTGAAGAATCTTAACGAGAATATTTAATCGTTATTTGATTTAAATTTCTTTTGGACGTATTTTGCCTTCATCAGTTGTTGTCTTTTCTTAACTGATTTCTTAACAAATTCCTTACGGTTGTTCAATTCTGAACTCTGTCTTGTCTTTATCACCTTGCTTTTATATATTTTCAAGGCTTTCTCTATACTTGTCGATTTTTCTACTTTTACAATTAACATACTTAGTTATATTAGGTTTTTGACTCTATAAGTAAATATTCGTATATTTTTAAAAAATAAACATGGAAATTATGAGTATTAATGAAAAAAGGGAAAACCTCTCACATTCATGGGTTTAATTTTGCAAAAGTTACCTATGGAACAGTTGACTCGGTTAATTTAAAGTCAATTTATCTAAACATTCAAACTTGGGTGGAACCTATTAAAGAATGTGATAATTGGACTAGGACAGTTCTCAATATGAGCAGAGCCATAAAACACTCCGTATATGAATCCGTTAACACAGACTTGTTTGATAACAAATTTATAGTTGATTTAGATTTACGTTCAAGTGGTATTAGTGAAGGTAAAAAATCATTTATGAATCTTGAAGTTAACTTTTACTTAATCCCCGATGATGTGGATTTTAAATCAAAAGAAATCAAAGACTCACTAAAAAGTATCACACAAAGGATTGTTGATGAGAATTTTATAGGGAACGACTACTTTAATTTTTATTTAACTAAAAAAGGTAAAACAAAAGAAGATTCACTACAATTAGAGAATGTTTGATATTTATTTAGAAAACATTTGATATGAGTTTAAGAATTTTAAATCCTACTGAGACTGGTAAAGGTATTTTAGTAGAATACGATGCAGGATATATATCGCCAACTGAGGAGCATAACGCAACTCTGATTAGAGAATCTAAAGGTATGTTAGACCACTCAAAGCCGTTTGAATTTTACGCGGTTTTACAGAAGTATAACACACCAAACAGAAACGGAAGAATATACCCTGAACGTATTCTAAAAAGAGAAGCTGAGAACTATAAAAAAATGATTGAGAAAGGAGTTGCTCTTTCAGAGTTAAACCACCCTGAATCATCGTTAATTGACCTTGATAGAGTATCTCACGCGATTACGGAGATATGGTGGGAAGGACCTGTGTTAATGGGTAAATTAAAACTATTAACAAGTCCAGGTTTCCACGAGAGAGGTATAGTATCTACCAAAGGTGATATGGCGGCAAACTACTTAAGACAGGGGGTAACATTGGGTATCTCATCAAGAGGGGTTGGGTCACTTAAAAAAGTTGGTGAACAGAATGAAGTACAAGACGATTTTGAATTAATATGTTTTGACTTAGTATCATCACCATCAACACCAGGGGCATATTTATTCAGTCAACCTGAAGAAAGATTTAATTTTGAAGAAAACCTTGAAGAAGAACAAAAAATGAAAGTACAAAGACAAGTTGGTGAAAATGGTAACAAATCACTTGACTTAATGAAAAAGTTGAACGATTATTTAGGGTATTAAAAAATTTAAATTATGGACGAAAAATATTTCATTGCAAAAGTAACCACTGATTTGGTTGACGAGAACTCGGGCAAAATCAAGAAACTAAGAGAAGAGAAGTTGGTTAGAGGATACAATCCTACTGACGTTGAAGCTAAAGTAACTAAAGTTTACGAAAACTACACTCAGGATTGGAGAATCACCGCAATTGTTGAAAGTAAAATTGATGAGGTGATAGATTAAAATAAATTTTAATTTTCAATAATTTAACTAAAAGGGGTCAATTCGACCCCTTTTTTTATTTTTTGCTATTTGGGTAATATTTATATGTAAATAAAAACCCGTTATCAAATCAGTTAAAATTAAAACTTTTTTGATAATGGGAGATATTTATATAACAAAAACAATAAAAAACGCATGGCGAAAGAAAAATCTTTAGTTGAGGAGGCAATCATCCAAATGAAAAATTTGGAAGAAGCTGTTGCCGAGAATGCAAAAGGAATACTTGCTTCTACTATGAAGGAAGAAATCAAAGAACTAGTAAAAGAATCTCTTACTGAACAAGA